CAAAAGGTAATACTGTTAGTCCTGCCGCAGCTTCTTTTTGGGGTGCTGGTGGTAGATCTGCTAATACACCAACTTGGTTGGTAAATATTTTTAAGGCGTAATCGATATGGCTGCTTTAGCAAAGATGGGTGGTGAGAGTGAAGTAAAATGCACTGATGGTGCTTTAAAAGACCCGCCAACTGAGTGTGTGACGCTAACTGTTTATGGGAATAAATGGGATAAAGAGACAACTCAAAAATCTGCTGCTGGTAGTTCTGATGTTCTTGTTAATAGTAGTGGCACTGTTCGTAATGGTGATGCAATGGTTACACATCCTGATGGGGATCCTTGTGTAGTCGCCGCCGTAAATCACGCACCCACTCTTAGCACCTATAGTGCTACTGTATTTGTAAATAGTAAAAACATTGGAAGAATAGGTGACAAGTATAATTCTGATGAACATTTTGATCATGAAATATCATCAGGTTCGGTAAATGTTTTTGCTGGTTAATAAAAAGGAATATAAATAAAGACATGAGTACATTAAACTTATCAGATAATTCTGACATAACAAAAGATTCACAAATTGTATCAAGAGTTAAGTCTTATTCAGATCTTGATTTACGATTTAAACCCCATCCTAGTTATGGTGATATTGTTCCTATAAAGGATATTGCAGCAATCCAGAGTTCTATTCGTAATATATTATTAACCAATTATAACGAGAAACCTTTCGAACCAGACTTTGGATCTAACATTACTCAGTTTCTATTTGAACCAAGTAATCCTATTACAATATCATTGATGGTTGGAGAGATTAAAAGGTCTATAAAAAATCATGAACCTAGAGTTGTGGTTCGTGATGTTACTGTTACTGATGATAGTGATTTAAATGCACTTTCAATATCGGTTACAGTATTGATAATTAATTCTCAACAAATCGTTGATATATCTTTATACTTAGAGAGAACAAGATAACATGGCATCCATAAAGAACGTAACAGAATTAGACTTTGATCAGATAAAAGATAATCTAAAAATATTTTTATCAGCACAAGATAAATTTAATGACTATGATTTTGATGGTTCGGGTCTTAATGTATTATTAGATGTATTAGCATATAATACACAATACAATGCATTATTAGCTCATATGTCCGCAAACGAAACTTTCTTAGATTCTTCACAACTAAGACAAAATGTGGTTTCTCATGCCAAATCCCTTGGATATCTTCCTAGATCCGTTAGATGTTCTGATGCTAATATGAAATTAGTGGTGACAGGGGATTCACAAGGTCCAGCAGAACTTCAAATACCTAGAGGCACAACCTTTAATGGTGCAATCGGATCTAAACAATTTACATTCGTAACTAATGTATCACATAAAGCATCTAAAGATGTTAATAATCAATATACATACGATTCTGTTATTGCTAAAGAAGGTGCATTAAAAAGTATCACATATCGTGTTACTGGTAATGAATTTCAAAAGTTTAGAATTTCGGATAAGAAGATTGACACCTCAACTTTAAGTATTAGAGTTAGATCATCTTTGACATCTGCTGATTATCAAACATATAATTTCTTTCAGAATATTAATGATATTACAGCAACATCCTTTGTATATTTTATCCAAGAAAACTCTTATGGTGAATATGAGTTTTACTTTGGGGATGGTGTGCTTGGATATAAACCTGCTATAGGTCAAATAGTCGAACTGTCTTATATTTCTACTAATGGTGTGGATGGTAATGGTGCAAAAGCATTTACTATCAATTCTAGTATTGGTGGATATACTTCTATAGTAGTACAACCCGCAACAGGATTCATTAGAACTTCTACAGGCACTAATGTTGAATCTATAAATTCTATTAAGTATAATGCCCCAAAGGTATTTTCAACACAAAATAGAGCAGTAACAGCACAAGATTATAGATCTTTATTATTATCAGAATATGATTTTATTGAAGATATTTCTATATGGGGTGGAGAAACTGCGGAACCTCCAGTATACGGTAAAGTTTATATCTCTATTAAACCTATTGATTCTGAATATCTTTCTCAACGTTTAAAACGTACCATTTATAAAACATTAAAATTGAAAAACATTGGATCAGTTACACCCGAATTTCTTGATCCTGATTATACTTTTGTTACAATGGATGTGCTATTTAAATTTAATCCTAATGAAAGTTCTAATAGTAAAGTGCAACTAGAATCATTAGTTTTACAAGGAATAAACGATTATAATAATACAATCCTAGAAAAATATGATGGGGTGTTGAGACATTCTAATATACTTAGTCTTATTGATAATACTGATGCTGGTATATTGAATAGTACAATCAGATTAAAAATGCATAAACATTTAGTTCCTATCACAGGATTAACATCTAATTATAATCTTAAATTTTCATCACCAATATACACATCAATTAATAGTGAAGAGGTAATTACATCAAGTACTTTTACTTATGAAGGCACTACTTGTAAGTTCACAGATATTGCAACTGAGGCTGTTGGTTTTAGAAAGATATTAATATTGGATACTGTCACAAACAATATTGTGAATAATCAGGCTGGTATTATTAATACAGCAACAGGACTTGTTAGTATAGTTTCGATTATCATAGAATCTACGGATGATATTTTAATATATTGTAGTCCAGATTCAAATGATATTGCTCCTAAGTTTAATCAATTGGTTTCTATCGATTTCACAACTGGACTTGATGGTTTGCCCGGTGTTAACGTTGCAGGAGAAGAAGATGGTATATCAGTTCTAGGATCTACAGCATCCTCAACATACAATACATTCCCAAGACATGGATAATTTAAAAAAGTTAAATATTGAGCATTCCAAGGTTGAGCAGTTAATACCTCAACAACTCCTTGGCGATGCTCAACAACTTGTAGAGTTTCTAAAGGAGTATTATAACTTTCTGAATGTTGATGGAAATCCATCAGACATTATTAATAATATGCTACGAAATAAAGATCTTGATCTTCTTGTAGATGCTTTTATTGATTTAGTTCGTAAAGAAATTGGTGAAGGTTTAGCAAGAGGTTTAGTAGCAAATAAGGTTAATGTATATAAAAACATTGTACAATTATATCAAGCAAAAGGTTCACTTGCTTCATTCAAATTGTTATTCAGAATTTTATTTAATACAGAGATTGATATAGGTCTACCAAAAGAACAAATTTTCATTGCTTCGGATGGTAGATGGAATCAACAGAATGCTTTATTTGTTGAAACTATTTCTGGTGATCCTTTCATTTCCGTTGGTAATATTGTATTAATTACAACACCAACAGGAACAAAGATTAAAGTTGATGTTGAACGTGTTAAAAAAGTTAGTGCCACTGTTCATGAAATTATTATATCAAAAGAATATATTGGTAATATATCTCCAAATTCTGTAATATCATATAACACTTTTAGTGGTAACATTAAAAATGCACTTAATAAGTTTAAGATAAAATCATCGGGTAGAAACTTTAAGGTTGGACAATTTATTACCATTAATGATCATGATGGTACTAATACAAGAATTAAAGTAACAGCAGTTGATGCTAATAGTGGTATCTTAGATATAGATTTTATTGAATTTGGTACTGATTATCCAGATACTTATAATATCCAAATAATACCTAAAGGATATGATTATAATACATACCCTGATCCATCAGATCCTCTTATAGCAACTATAACAGATATATATGAAACTTGCTATACTCATGATAATGGATATATTCAATTAAATTCTGATACACCAATTGCCTTTGGTACTGAATATGTGCCTAATGAAAATGATGTGAATAACATTAACATGGAGATTTCTGTAGATCCTGTTAATGATGCTATAGCATATCCATCAAGAGCAATAATAGAATTTACATCAAATCCTGTATCAAAATATAAGGGGGCATATACATCCAATAAAGGATTTTTATCGGATGGCATATATGTACAAGATGGATATTATTATCAACCATATTCTTATGTAATTAAATCACCAATCGATTTCTCTACTTATGAAAATCTGGTAAAACAATCAGTACATCCCGCTGGTATGATAATGTTTGGTGAGATTAATATTAATAATATAATTGATGCTTCTACTTCTATCAAATTATTATTAAATTACTTTAATGATAGATTATATGATGCTGTCGATACTTCAGATATTATGGTTGTATTATATTTCAAACCTTTATCCGATAATGTATCTACAACAGATAGTGTATCATTTGGACAAGATAAATCTATATCAGAAATATATAATATAAATACAATAGAAGATGGGTTTATTGATTTAAATCCTTATGCTCTTGATTATTTTGCTGAAGAATATACTGATTCTAGAGTAGGAACATTTTAAATACAAAAATAGGAATAACATAAATGAATATGCAAGAAGTTGTAAAATCTACGGGTGAAGTATCAATCAAAATATTTGATGCTGCTGGTAAATTAAAAGAAAAAATATTTGTACCAAATCTAGTCGTGCAATCTGGTAGAGATTGGATAGTTTCTAGAATGGGTTCTGATACACCAGTATTAATGAGTCATATGGCCATTGGTAGTGATGCTACTGCAACAAGCACAAGTCAAACAACTTTAATATCTGAATTGGGTAGAACAGTATTAGGTTCAAGTGTTGTTGTCGATAACACTATCACTTATACTTCCGCATTTGCGCCTGGAGTTGGTACTGGTTCTATTGTAGAAGCTGGTATCTTTAATGATGTGACTGCTGGAACTATGTTATGTAGAACAGTATTTGGTGTTGTAACAAAAGACGCGGCAGATACTATGACTATTTCTTGGACTATTACAGTATCTTAATTATTACGAATAGAGAGAAATTATGAGTGCATCAATTACACCATTATTCCACCATAATATAGCAAGAACGATTTATGAAGATATTCAAAGTCGTAAATCTATCTATCATACCTTTGTGGGACAAATTCTACCTTGGACAAGTGAACTAGATCCACCTGCCGTAGAAACTAATATATCTTACACTAATGATGTTAGAAATAATATCATTTCGACTAAACAAACTTCTTTGCAAGATGTTTCTTATGTTGTAAATGAAAATGTGTGGACGTTTAACGCAATTTATGATATGTATGATGATAATATTAGTGTAATTAATCCAAGCACTTCTGGTGCTACTTCATTGAATACTGCTAAGTATTATGTACTTACCGATGATTATTATGTCTATAAATGTATCTTTAATAATAATGGTGTTGCTTCTACTATACAACCAACAGGAACTTCTATTGGTTATATAGAAACTTCTGATGGTTATGTATGGAAATTTATGGCATATGTACCATTAACTCTAAGAAATAAATTCCAAGGATCGGGGTATTTTCCCATCACACAATCTGTTAAGAATCAATATTATAGTAACGGCACAATATCTGCTTATACTATTCTAGATTCTGGATCAGGTTATTTACCAGAGGAAACTTATGTTTCAATTGATGGTGATGGTGATGGTGCTGATATAAGTCTTGTATTCAATTCGGGACAGATCACAGATATTATAATTAATGATGCTGGGTATGGTTATACTTACGCTAATTTAATTGTTACTAAAGGACCTTCAGATGCTGGTTCTGGTGTTAATATTGTTTTAGATCTAGCATTTGGTAACTTAGATACCCAGCAATCTACCGTAGAATTATCTGCTGTAAAAGGTGCTTTAAGTTATGCGGTTGTTTCAAATGGTGGTTCTGGTTATACTACTGCTAGTGTTGCTATCTCTGGCGATGGGACTGGTGCTGTTGGCACTGTTGAAATTTTGAATGGTGTTATTACTAATATAAACTTATCTAGTTATGGTACTGGATATTCTTATGCTAATATTGTTATCACTGGTGATGGTACTGGTGGTACAGGAAGAGCAATTATATCACCAATAGGTGGTCACGGAAGTAATGCTCCATCAGAATTATTATCAGACATATTGTGTTTTTATAGTTCACTTGAAAATGAAAGTAATCAAGGATTGCTTGTAGATAATCAATATAGACAATATGGTTTAATTAAAGATGTTGAAACTTATGATTCATCATCCAAATTAAATGTGTTACTTGGATCTGGATGTTTCCTAGTAACCGCACCAACTGTCACTAATGTATTAGAAGATATGGTTCTTGTATCAGGAACTAAAACCTTTAATGTGATTACATCTACAAGCACTCAAATATTATTACAATCTAAGGATAGTTCTGTTCCTACAGTGGGAAATGTTTTAGTTAATCCGTCAAGTGAAGATGTGTGTACTATAAGTGATGTCATCGATCCTAGTATTAATAAATTCTCTGGTGATATGTTAATCGTGGATAACAGATCTGCTTTCACTTCATCCGAACAACAAGCAGTTATATTTAGATCTTATATTAAATTTTAAGGTATAAATATAGTTAATATCAATTTAAAGAGTAATTATCAATATGACAATTAATTTAAATGCTGATCCATATTTCGATGATTTTGATGAAGATAAGAACTTTCATCAAATATTATTTAAACCTGGTTTTGCTGTACAAACAAGAGAACTAAATCAACTTCAATCTATATTAAGAGATCAAACAAAGAAGTTTGGTAATCATGTTTTTAGACAAGGTTCTGTGGTAATTCCTGGTAATTCCCTTAGCGACTTGGCAGTACCTTATATCAAACTACTACCTACTTATGGTGGGTTGGCACTTGATCTTACCACATTTATTGGTAAAACTCTTGTAGGCACAACTTCGGGGTTGACTGCCATTGTTAAACATTCAGCAGCCGCTACTCTAACAGATTCTGATACACTATACCTCTCGTATACTTCAGGTTCTGCTACTGGTGCAGTATCGTTTATAGATGGTGAAGAAGTTACTGTCGCGTCCACTTCTATTGGTGCAACTTTAATAGCATCTAGTGCTACTGGTGTGGGTTCACTTGCATTTATAAACTCTGGGGTTTATTATGTAAATGGTACATTCGTTTCAGTATTACCACAAACAACAATATTATCCAAATATGATTCTTCTCCTGATTGTAAAGTATTACTAAAAATTACAGAAGAAGTTGTTAATACTAATACAGATGAAACTTTATTAGACAATGCTAATGGATCTTATAATTATAATGCTCCTGGTGCTGATAGATTAAAAATTACTCTTACTCTAACAACATTAGAAACTGGTGTAACCGTTGCAGATGATTATGTCGAGATTATGAGATATGCTGCTGGTATATTAACAGAACATGCTTTGAATCCAAAATATACCGAATTAGAGAAATCTCTTGCTCGTAGAACCTTTGACGAATCTGGGAACTATGTTGTTGATGGTTTAGAACCAATAATTAAAGAACATCTTAAATCTAATAATAATGGTGGTGTTTATCCAAGTGGTGACATTTCTAAATTAGTAGTTGATGTGTCACCAGGAAAAGCGTATATCAGTGGGTTTGAAGTAGATAAAATTGCTTCTACTAAACTTGTTATTGATAAGGCAAGAACTGCTTCTCACATTAAAGATACCGATATTACACTAAGACCTGAATTTGGTCAATATATTATTATTTCGGATATTGTTGGGTATTTTGATATTCATAGTCAAGCAACAATTAATCTTTATAATGATAATGATCCTGCTAATGTTTCTGCTACTCAAATAGGAACTGCTACTGTTGTTGGCATTGATTATCTTGCGGGTGATATTGCCACGGGTGCTATCTATAAATTATGGGTATCCAAAGTTGCAATGTCTGGATCTTATACACTTAATTCTACTGGTGGGATTCGATATGGATCTAGTTATTCTGCTCATGTATTAACAGAATATAATGCTCCTGTTTCATTAGGGACATTCCAAGTTGCGGAATTGATTACTCATACAACATCTGGAAGAACTGCAACAGTTGCTTATTGGAATCCAGTTAGTGCCACACTTTATGCTTTTAAGCATGACCATACAAAGGAAACGCCGAGTGTTGGTGATAGTATTGTGGGTTCAGTTTCAACTACTGTTTCAACAATAAAATCTAAAAGCACCTTAACTTCTGTTGGACAATCTGGTTTAGTTTTTAGATTGCCAAAAGCCGTTCCTTATACATTGAAGAATCCTGTATCAACATCTTATGATTTACGATATACGGTACAGAAAGAACTTAGTATTACAACAAATGCCAGTGGAGATGGATCTGTATCCGTATCATCCGGTGAAACCATTTCACCTATTGAGGTTGGTACATTTCAAGCAATTGATGTTTCTGGTGTAGTACAAAATACTTTATTTTCTTTGAACGTAGATGGTACAACTTTAACCGTTACTGGTGCTGCTATTAGTACAGTAATTAAAGTTTATGCTAATGTCGAAAAGGATAGTGTTTCACCTAAAACTAAAACGGTAACTTCACATGCTCAAGTAGTTTCTTCTCCTACATCTGTTACGGTTCTTGATAAGACTGATATTATTCGTATCACTTCTGTTATTGATACTGTTGGTGATATTACTTCTAGTTATCAATTATGGGATGGTCAAGATGACACCAACTATAATTTTGGTAAACTTACTTTAAAATCTGGTAAGTCTGCTCCTGTTGGTGCTATCACAATCACTTATCAGTATTATCAACATTCTATAGCGGGTGATTTCTTTTGTGTTGATTCTTATCCTGTAGGTTCTTTAGAGTCTGTTATTAATTATAATTCACTATCAACAGGACAATTATTTGATTTACCAACTTGTATCGATTTTAGATCTTCTGCTTCAAATAGGAACGACTTAATTGTAAATGGTACAACTTTTACAAGTTCATTACAATTTTATGTGCCACGTATAGATACTTTATGTGTGAATCCTCAAGGAACTTTAACGATATTTTCAGGAGTTCCTTCAGAAAATCCAGTTGCTATTAATATACCAACAGGACAGTTCGCTTTAAATCTATTATATATATCAGCATACACCAAATCTAGTCAAGACACAATTGTAGCAAGATTAGATGTTGAAGGTTTCACTATGAAGGATATTAAAAAGATATCTAGAAGAGTGATAAACGTTGAAGATTTTGCCACATTAACTGCCTCAGAATTATCTGTAACCACTGAAAATGTTATAGATGCAGCAACTGGTCTTGATATGTTTAAAACTGGTTATCTTGTTGAAACTTTTAATACGCCATTAACAATAGCAAGAACTACTGCTTCGGATTATTCAGCATCATTTGTTGAAGGTGTATTATATAGTGCTATAGAGGAATTACAATGTGACTTAGTGATTAGTGATCAAGGCGACCTAGTGAACAGGAATGGGTATTTGATGTTACCTTACACTGAAACGGCATTTGCTTCACAAACATTAAGTTCAAGAACTACTAACTTAAATCCATTTTTAATGATAAAATGGGATGGTTTACTTTCTTGTGTTCCTGCATCGGATGATTGGACAGAAGTTAGAGATAATGCTACAATATTTGAAGAAACAACAGAAGATGTTGAAATAATTACCTATATCAACTGTCCTGTTAATGGAGGTGGTGGACCTCCTCCACCTCCACCACCTCCTCCACCACTTCCTGCAACAACTTATGGCGGATTTTATGGCGCTGCGTTCGATCGTGCAGGAGAAGCTGCTGGAGTTGCTTGGTGGGTGAACGATAGTACTAATCTTGGGGTATCAAAACAGCAAATTGCAGAACATTTTATTTCTTCGAAGGAAAATACAGATGCTATTGCAGCAAATGCAGCTCTTGGTGGAGTTTTTAATCCAATATCACTTGAAACACTCATGCAAGAATCTGTATTAACATCAACAACATCATATTCATATGGTTCTGGTGGTAAACTAATATCCACTAGAACAGGAACTAATTTTGATGGCACAACCTTTACTGAAATAAAATGAGGAATAACTAATGGCAGCACCAAATCTTGATACAGAGGTAGTTTCAAAAAATGATCTTGTTAGTCAAGAATCTATACAATTTATACGAGCACAAACTCTAACTTTAACTTTAGTCGAAACTAGACCTAATACTAAAATGTATGTCTGGTTTGGTGATACTGATGTAACACATTTGTGTAATTTAGAGGGTAATGTATTAGGAACAGATCTTGTCACGGATACTATAGGTCAAGCAGTAATAGAATTTAAATTGCCGAGTGGAACTTTTAATGTCGGTAACACAGAAATTATAATATCCGATACTGATAATTTAGATTTGCTTAATAGTACAGGTTCTGTTTATGGTTCTGCTTCCACAACATTCCAAGCAAATGGGATATTAGAAATATTCCAAAGAACCGAAACAACTATAAAGAAAATAGCAAGAGCTAAAACAGTTCAAAGAGATCCATTAGCACAATCATTCTTTACTTTTGGTGTTGAAGGTGGAATGTTTTTATCATCAATTGATGTGTTTTTTCAAACCAAAGATGATACACTTCCAGTAACATGTGAAATACGACCAATGGTTAATGGATATCCAGCTCCATTAGAAGCAGGTAATATAAAACTAGTTTCTATATTACCACCTTCTAGTGTTTTTACTTCATCTGATGCATCTCTGCCCACTAAATTTTCATTTAATCCACCTATATATATTGCGGAAAATTCGGAGAATTGCTTTGTATTAAGAACTAATTCTATGGATTATAATGTATTCACTTCTAAACTTGGGGAATCCTCTTTAGAAGATGGTGCTAAGATTTATGATAACCCTTATGTTGGTTCTTTATTTAAATCTGAAAATAACATCACTTGGACTGCTGAACAATTTGAAGATATTAAATTTAATATCAATAAAGCAGTGTTTGATACAGGTAGTTCCGGTATCCTTGAATATGCAGTAGAAGTTCCTGCTTTGGCAGCATTTGGTAATCAATTTTCAACCGTATCTGGTTCTAATGTTGTTACATTTAGACACGACCAAGAACATGGTCTTGAAGTTGGTTCCAAATTTAAACTACTTACAAGAAATGATTCGCTATGGCCTGATGCATTATATGTTAATGCTAGTTTCAATGGCATTCCTCATACAGAAATGAGTACTATTCATAATATCACCGAAATTATAGATAGAAACACTTTGAAATTTCAAGTGACTACTCCAGCAACCAGTACTGGTATAATGGACTCTTGTAATATTGTTAATGTAATAACAGTATTATCTGAAGGTATTAATTATAGTGTTGCAGATACTATTACATTTTCTGGTGGAGGAGGAGTTGATGCCGCCGCTACTTTAAATGTTATTGATGGTAAAGTAAAATCTGTCACAATCACTAATTCTGGTACAGGTTATACATCTCGTCCCACAATAACGATTAATACATTAACTGGTACTGGATTGTCCATAGTTGCTTCTGTTACACCAGCATTTAGAATATATGTGAATAAACCAATGACCGGATTTATTCCTAAAGTTAATATGCACAATGTGGGTTCTACTACTACTACTGGTGTAATATCAACCACTTTAGGTAATTATGATGGTGGTAATCTTGTAACATACAATTCTGGTAAAACTTTCGATATTGCTGATAGATCACTTGATATAAACTTGAAACAGAATTCGGTTATTGCATCAACATTTAATGAAACTTCTTTGATGAGTGGTAATATTTCTACCAAACTTACGGTAGAATTGAAGTCAGATAACCCAAACATTTCTCCTATTATTGATACAAACTCTGCTCAATATCTTAAAGCATTTTCTAATAAAATTAATAATCAAACGGGTGAAACTCTTACTTCATTAAATTCTTCTGGTACAGTCGATTCGATTGTTATCTCAGCTGCTGGTTCTGCTTATACTATTGATCCTATTATTACAATATCTGCTCCTGATCTTGAAGATGGTGTTCAAGCAACAGCAACATCCGTATTAACTGGTGGAGCAATTACTGGTTCTGTTATCTCTGCTGCTGGTTCTGGTTATACTTCTACACCTACTATTGTTATTACAAGAGCTGTTGGTGATACTACTGGAATAAATGGTGCTGCTCAAGCAGTTTTAACACCATTCAATTCAGAATTGTTACCTACTGGAGGTACTGCTAAATCAAGATATATAACCAAAAAGAATTCTTTACAAATCATTTCATCCGGTTTAAGATTATATTCTGTTATTAGTTCTACAACAAGTTCTTCGGTTGATTGGTATGTTAGAACTTCATTATCAGCGGCAGGTGTTGATCATAGTTTAGAGGGGTGGCAAAGATTGAGTTGTGATACTCCAAGGGACAAATCATCTTATGTTGGTGAAGGACTTGAGTATTTATTTTATCTTGATGGTATCTCACAATTTGATAATTATGATTTGAAATGTGTATTAACAACATCTAATCCGGCAATTGCTCCTATTGTAGATTCTTATAGAGTTATTGTGGTATCTTAGTATGAGAGTAAAGGATGCATCTGATAATATTATTGATGGTTTAATAAAGAAAGATAATGGTAGTATTATTGTTGATAAGTCTGATTCTTATAATAGATATATGCAACATAAAAAACAAGCAGAGAGATTAGTTTCTTTATCGGAAGATTCTGAAACTAATTCTCTCAAGCTAAATGAATTAGAAACGAGCATAAATAATATTAACAAAGATGTAACTGATATTAAATCATTACTTCAGCAATTGTTATATAAATAACTGTATATAACTTATAGGAAATTTCATGTCAACATTAGTCCTTAGAAATACAAAAGGTACGCCTTTAACCAATACCGAAGTTGATGCTAACTTTAGTAATCTTAACACTGATAAACTAGAACTTGCTGGTGGTACTATCACTGGCGATTTAACAATTCAAGGTGATGTTTCAAATACATCAACAACAGCATTAAAACTTCCTGTTGGTATTACGAGTGAAAGACCAGGAACCCCTTCAACCGGGCAAATGAGATTTAACTCTGAGTTAAACCAATATGAAGGTTATAATGGATCTGCTTGGGGTGCTATCGGTGGTGGTGCTACTGGTGGTGTTGGTGATTCTGTATTCTTTGAAAATAGTACAAATATTGCTTCATCTTATACTATAACAACAGATAAAAATGCTATGTGTACAGGACCAATAACTATTGCAACAGGTGCAACTATAACAGTTCCATCGGGTTCTCGTTGGGTAGTATTGTAATAATTTAATCAAAGGATAAATTTAATATGGCTTCATTTATAAATGCTATTACCACTAGTGGTGGTGGTATAGAAACTTCTGCTGATGCTTCGGGTGTTCTAGAACTAAAAACTGATGGTGTTACTGCCCTTACTGTTGATGCTAGTCAGAATGTAGTTCTAACAAACCCTCTTCCGGTTGCTTCGGGTGGTAGTGGATTAACTTCTGTCGGTGTTGCTGGTAATATAATGGTATCTGATGGTACTACTTTGGTTTCTAATACTTTAGCACAAGCAGCAATTGTTGCTGTTGCTGATATAGGAACAACAGTACAAGCATTTGATGCTACTATTGTAGTAGATGCTGATATTGGAGTTTCTGTACAAGCATTTGACGCTACTATCCTTACAAACACTACTGCCATTTCTGGAGGTACATTCTAATGACGAATATCATCACTTTAAAAAAGGGGTTAGAGAGTAGTCGGCTTTCGATTACTCCTGCATCGGGTGAGGCTATTTATACAACGGATGATAAAAAAGTCTATATAGGTGATGGCGTAACAGCAGGTGGTAATCCTGTAGGCGGTGGTAACGCAGGGGTTGAAGCAGTTGCTACGGGTGCTTTGAGTAATGGTAGTAAGGTTATTCTAAATAGCGATGGGACTGTTGAGGTTGTTGCTCAGACTGTTATACCTGAGGCTATTCCAGCGGGTTCTGCAAGTGTATTTAATTCTGCGAATACTCAACACACCTCATGTGCTTTTGACCCAAACACCGCAGGTAAGTTTGTTATTGCTTATAAGGATCAGGGTAATAATGGATCTGGCACAGCTATAGTGGGTACTGTATCGGGTACTACTATTTCCTTTGGTGCTGAATATGTGTTTAATTCAGGTGATACTCGATACAACTCCATCTCATTTGACCCTAATACTCCAGGCAAGTTTGTTATTTCTTATAATGATATTGTTAATTCTAACTACGGCACAGCAATCGTAGGTACAGTTAGTGGTACTACTATTTCTTATGGTGCTGAGTATGTCTTTAATTCAGGGATGACCCACTACGTATCCTGCGCCTTTGATCCTAATACCGCGGGTATGTTTGTTGTTGCTTATAGGGATCTTTCTACTTCTGGTAGAGCAATAGTAGGAACAGTAACTGGCACTACAATAAGTTTTGGGGCAGAGTATGTCTTTAATTCAGGGGATAGTCAATACAACTCCTTAGCCTTTGACCCTAATACAGCAGGTAAGTTTGTTGTTTCTTATAGGGATAATGGTAATTCTTATTATGGTACAGCAATAGTTGGTACAGTAAGTGGTACTACATTATCCTTTGGTGCTGAGTATGTTTTCGAATCCACAGGGAACGGTAACTTCATCTCCTGCTCGTTTGACCCTAATACTGCTGGACAATTTGTTATTGCCTATTGTTTGAACTATACAATAGGCACTGCAATAGTTGGTACCGTAAGTGGCACTACTATTGCTTATAGCACTAAGTATACGTTCGAATCATTGTTTGGGTGGTATCCTGACATTGCCTTTGACCCTAATACAGCGGGTAAGTTTGTGATCGCTTATCGGGATTATATTGACCCTATTGCTTATGGCCGTGCGATAGTAGGTACAATTATCGGTACATCTATAAGCTTTGGGTCTGAATATACTTTTAATTCAGGGGATACTAATTGGGTTTCCATCGACTTTGACCCTAATACTACTGGACAATTTGTTATTTCTTATCTAGATGAATCTAGTGTTCTCTATGGCACAGCAGTCATAGGGGTACTAGAATTGACCACAACCAACCTAACCTCAGACAACTTCATTGGTATCTCGGACGGTGCATATCTAACAACTGAACTAGCAACTATCCAAGTGGTGGGTGCGACTAATTACGCTCAGTTAGGTCTTACTCCTGCTTTAAAATACTATGTACAAGGTGACGGTACACTAAGCACTACCCCAGACACTCCATCCGTCTATGCTGGTAAAGCGTTATCGGCAACTAACCTAATTATAAAAGGCTAACCAATGGCGAATACAATATCATTTAAACAAGGCACAGAAGCCAATAGAGTTGGGATAACACCCACTGAGGGAGAGTTTGTTTACACGACCGATGATAAGAAGTTATATATCGGTGACGGGGCAACAGCAGGGGGCAATGTAGTATCAGGTGCTGGCGGCAGTATAGAAGCAGTTGCTACTGGTGCTTTGAGTAATGGTAGTACGGTCATTCTAAATAGCGATGGGACTGTTAGTATTGTTGCTGAGACTGGTAGCCCCTTAAGCATCCCAGCGGGTGCTGAGTATGTCTTTAATTCAGGGGGGTATACTCAATCCATATCCTGCTCATTTGACCCAAATACTGCTGGTAAGTTTGTTGTTGCTTATCAGGATCATGGTAATTCACTCTATGGTACAGCAGTTGTAGGTACTGTATCTGGTACAACTATAAGTTTCGGTTCTGAGTATGTCTTTAATTCAGGAGATTCTCAGTGGGTCTCCGTCTCCTTTGACCCAAACACTGCGGGTAAGTTTGTTGTTGCTTATACGGATGCGGGTAATTCTTACTATGGTACAGCCGTTGTAGGTACAGTATCTGGTACTGCTATCACATTCGGTGCTGAGTATGTTTTTAATTCAGCGGGTACTAGCTACAACTCCATCTCATTTGACCCTAACACAGCTGGTAAGTTTGTTGTTGCTTATAGAGATGGTGGTAGTATTAACCGGGGTACGGCAGTTGTAGGTACTGTTTCTGGTACTACTCTCTCCTTTGGTGCTGAGTACGTTTTTAATCCCGTGATTACTGACCACATCTCCGTCTCCTTTGACCCAAATACAGCAGGTAAGTTTGTGGTGGCTTATAATGATGCTGGCAATGCTGACAAAGGCACAGCAGTAGTAGGTACAGTATCTGGTACTGCCATCTCATATAGTGCTGAGTATCTGTTTAATTCTGTGGGGGATACTGCCTTCTGCTCCCTCTCGTTTGACCCTAACACAGCAAATAAGTTTGTAGTTGCTTATAGGGACGGCGGTAATTCTTACTATGGCACAGCGATAGTAGGGACAGTATCTGGTACTACTCTTTCTTTCGGTGCTGAGTATGTGTTTAATTCAGGGACTGCTAGCTACATCTCCTGCTCCTTTGACCCATCTACATCAGGTAAGTTTGTTGTTGCTTATCAGGATAGTGGAAATGCTGGTTATGGCACAGCAGTAGTAGGTACAGTTAGTGGCACTGCCATCTCATATAGTGCTGAGTATGTGTTTAATTCAGGGAGTACTACCTACAACTCCTGCTCCTTCGACCCAAATACAGCAGGAAAGTTTGTGGTGGCTTATACGGACGATGGTAATTTTTTATATGGCACAGCCATAGTAGGTCAAATATCAACAATAGCAACCAACCTAACCACCACCAACTTCATTGGTATCTCGGACGGTGCATACCTAGATACAGCCACAGCAACTATCCAAACCATAGGTGCAGTAAACGTAGCACAATCTGGGCTAACGCCAGCACTTAAATACTATGTACAAGGCGATGGTACAATAGCTACAACACCCGATACCCCTGACGTTTACGCAGGATTAGCGACAACCTCTACTAACTTATTAATTGAAGGATAACACAATGCAAACTATTACTTTTAACGATTCATCTATCTCTGCTTATACTTTTGACGATGCTCACGACCTAGTGGCAACAGCAGAAAACATCACTTGCCCTCATTTTGTAATTGGTGACATGAACACTTCTAATGCAACTATCCACACTGGTGTAACACCTCCAGCAGATTGGCAGGGTGGAATGTATCTATTTGATGGAGCAACATGGACTCTTAATCCTAACTGGACTGATCCTAAGTTAGCAGAGATTGAAAGATTAACTGCTGAGTTAGATGCTTTACAATCTGTATAAATATAACAAATAACAATATAAAGGTGTCATAAATGGCTGTAGTAATTGATGGAACATTAGGTATAAATTCAAAGAGTGTTACTCTAACCGATCCTTTACCAGTAACATCGGGTGGTATTGGTGCGTCTACCTTAGCACAAGCTGGACTTTACACAAAGACAGAAACGGACAACATTGTAGCAAATAGAATAATGTATTTTGAACAAGCAACAATGCCCACTGGTGTTCCATCGGGTAGTGTTTGGTTAGATACTGATACTGGTGTTAAAGCAATGTTAAATATAGATAACGGTGTTGACATATGGGTGGAGTTCTAAGATGAGTATAAAATCAAAATTTAAACGTAGATTAAAAACTTCTGCTCGTGGATCAGAAACAAGTATAACAACTAAAGATGATATGGATAACTCGATTGCTAGTAATGACGATCTTGTTATTGTTGATACCAGAGGTCAAGAGTTTGAGTTGAGTGTGAAAGGTGTTTGGGTTAAAACCGCAAATGCTGGTGTTCAGGAAAATATCACAGATATAGCGGATAATGCCACAGACACCACCATACTAAGGACATCACATATAGGTTCTACAGTACTTTCTCCTACAGGCGATGGTAGTCAATTAACTAACATGCCTCCTGGTTGGTCATATGCATCAACACTCAAATTCTCATAATATAAACATTAAGGATCACAAATTATGGCCGATCAAGTAAAAGTATTTAAAAACGTAATCAACCAAACTGCCTTAGGTGCTGCACACTCAGTAACACTCGCATCTACTGGAGCAACTGAAAGAGCAGTGATTAAAGATGTGAGTTGCAGGGGGGTTCTGAATGCAACTCTAGACCTAGATGGTCGAACTGTACTTACAAGTACCCAAGATATGGTAGCAAGTGGTTCTCTTATCATGGATGTTAGCTCTGTGTTATCATTGAAATTTCCTTATATAGATGTTGCAGTTCCTAATAGTTTTAAAGGTATGTTTTTTAGTGGTTATGCCGATGGAGTAAACTACATTGAAGGGGATGGTGTAGGGGATGGTTTAAATACCACAATGACGGAAATCACAAACAACCGTGCCTATGGTCTTGATACCTACAGCTCCTTTGCTGCAATGAAAAATGGGACTCTAACCTTCTTCCGTTATTACTCCAATACAATCTACGAATATGAAGCAACGTCTGCTAGCCCTATAACATCTTATAGTTTTGGCTCTGGATTTGGATCATGTACAGATGGTACATATATGTACAATATTCCAGCTGGAAATACTACCACTATATACAGGCGACACATTGAAACAGGTGTAAGTACGAACTTCAATGTATCAACGGGAACTGTCAACGGGCAAGTTGGAAACCAAGGGTCTTTCTTGGAGTACCACGATGGTCATCTATACACTAAGTCGACTGCAAGTGCTAATACTATGGAGATCATCAAGATTTCTGATGGGTCTGTTACTACTATAACCAGTGGGTCTGTTGGAAACTATTCAGACGGTGGTTGTATCGTGACTACAGTGGCAGGTACATCTTATGTAGTAGAGCAAGGTACCAGCTACTGGAACTGGTATGAAATTGGTGGTACATCAACCACTTTCACAAACGTAAGTGGTGGTTCTAATGCGTCTACAGAGTATGGTGATGGTGCTGTTGAGGTTGCCCCTGGTATTGCAATGATCTTCTGTGAATACTCGGACGATCTTACTATCATTGACATGAATAATATAGCACGGCTACATATCTCAAGTGCATCAGATAGAAAAATGGCTGTTAATGACGCATTTAGTGACAGTTTCAGTGCATGTGGATTACTTACTAGGGAAGTAAAAGCGGTTAACTACGATGCCTACACATCAGGAATTCTAATCACAGAGGACGCATAATATGTCATTAATTCAAGAAACAAAAAGTTTAGGATTTGCAAGTACCGATAAAACAATTATCAGAGGTAATGTGGCTCAATACGGAGTGATATACACTGTACCCTTTGGAAGAAAATGGGTCGGTACATTAAACTGTGGGTCTACAAACCCCCCTAATGTTAACGGTGTGCCTCTTCGTTGTTTTGGTGGGTCGGGCACTTCTGTTGCAAGTCCAGGAGGATTTAATACATACACCTTTCTTGGCGGCACTGTAATTAAAGAAGGATACAGTGTGAATACTACTTCCATTTTCGGTATTGAATCTGATGCATAGGGGATTATTATGAATATAACCATTAACGATGATTTATCATCACTTGTAGTTTCAGAAGATGGTCTAATGGAGTGCATATTGCCTCCTTATAACCCTGAAACGCAAGTACCCTTTACCTCAGAAGCAGAAGTTAATGCTTTTGCTTCCACTATTAATACTAATCCTAATTACTTCAGTATAAAATTATCGGATGAAGAGAAAGCGGTTATAGTCTTTGATATTGAATCAGAAAGTGTACGTCAAGAACGTGATATGTTATTAACGTCTATCGTAGATGCTATTAATCCTATGCGGTATAAAGCATTATCAGAAGCGGATCAGTTGTCTTGGGATCAATATAGATTGGATTTATTAGCAGTTCCTCAACAAGTGGGTTTCCCTTTTGATGTAGTGTTTCCTGATAAGTTTTGGATTGTTGAAGAAACTATAGTATAAATAATAGTAACAACAACTAAACATATTCTATATTGGAATGTAGTAAATTAAGAGAGGTAGCATAATGTCTGCGATAATCGTATCCGGAAACACATCTGGAACAGTAACTATACAAGCACCTGATATTGCAGGTAATACAATATTAACTTTACCTACATCTGGTACTGCTATAGTAACAGACGTAGATTTATCATTGGCTATTCAAGGAATAATTGATCCTATAGCAGCAGCAATCATATTCGGAGGATAGAAAATGGCTTTTAAAAATATAAAGATAGTGGGTAATGGTACTGCTCAAACAGTACTAACAAATACAAGTATACTAGAAGGTGTGACAACAGGACTTGTTGCATACAATTCTACAGCAGGTGCTTTAAGTTTTAGCCTATTAATAGATGGCGTATCTGTAATTTCAGAAAGTGTTGATGCTAATACTAGTTATAGACTACCAGACAAAGTTAATATCCCCGTTAATACTGTACTAACGGTTAATGCAGCAACAGGTCTTGATATCACTGTAAGTGCTTATCAAACTGCTATTGATGTAAATGCTGCACTATCACTTGCACAAACAAGTGCAGCTGCTGCTGCTCAGTCCGCTATTGATGCAGTTAATGCGTTACCAGCAGGTACACTAAATGACATTACCCCAGCTTTAGATAAGGCGTATAGTTCAACTAAGATTGAATCTGAATTAACATTAAAAGAAGATGCGGATGCAACTATTCTTAAAGATGCTGACATTGGTGTTTCTGTTGTCGGTGTTGCAGACATTGGTTCTACAGTACAAGCATACGATGCAGACACCTCTAAGCTAGATGTAGCAGAAACTCGCACAGCAAACATTGACTTACTAACCTACGCTGAAACCAAAGTAGCAATGGCAGCAGATGATGTAGACCTATCACTAGGTAACATCTTCACCAAGACAATCTCAGTAGGGACTACTCTAACCATTAGTAATCCAGCAGCATCGGGTAAAGGCTCAGCATTTACGTTGATCTTAACCAATGGTGGTGCAGCGGTTATTACATTTCCTGCTAGTGTTAAATGGGCAGCAGCAACAGCACCTACACTCACAGCAGCAGGTATTGATGTATTGACCTTTACTACAGTAGATGGTGGGACAAACTGGTATGGTATTGCTGCTGGCATAGGGATGGCATAGTATGAGTATTGAAAGGAAAGTATTAGGGACAAGCCCTAGTGGTGGTGATGCTTTGACTGTTGAGGATGTGTTCTCGACTTATCTTTATACGGGTAATGGTGCTACCCAAACCATTGAGAACGGTATTGCTTTAGGTGATAGCAATTATGGAGCAAGTGTCGAATTTGATGGGGTTGGTGATTACTTGAGTCGGAGTTCTGATCTCACGGGTAATGCTGATGGGAAGACTTTTACTATTAGTGCTTGGGTTAATACCAAAAATGCGCGCGCTCCCTTCTATTACAACAGTTCGTCATCAGCAAACAACATTGGCATTGAGTTAAGTAGCGGAGGGAATTTTTCATTCATCAATAGCGTTAGTTCTGCTAGTCGGTGGAATATAAATTCAACATCAGCAGTTGGGGTCTTAAACACTTGGCAACATGTTTTATTTTCTTTCGATGCTGATAGTCAGGCTAACTGCAAGCTGTACGTAGACGATGTAGCTGTACCATTGACTTTTACAACATTTTCCACTGGATCTAATGTTGTTTTCACTTCCGCATCTCAAGTAGTTGGCGCAATATCATGGGCGTTAAGCGTAAAAACTAAAGGTAGACTCTCAAACCTATTCCTAGACTACACCTACCGTGACCTATCAATAGAATCTAACAGACGATTATTCATCACTGCTGATGGTCAACCTGCAAGTAAAAGTGGTCTTGAGGCTCTTAACCCAATCATGTATATGCCTTTAAATGACACAGATGGTATCGGTTCTAACTTAGGTACTGGTGGTGACTTTACTGTTAATGGTAGTCCAAAGGCATTATCAATAGGTGGACCTTATATCGGTGATGGTGTTGGGCAAGGGGGCATGATTTGGTTGAAGAATAGAACTCAAGCGTCCAATCACATGCTAATGGATACTGAACAGGGCGTTAACAGACAACTTCGCTCAAATGAGACTGGGGCAGCAGAACCACTTTCATCGATCCTTGACAGCTTTAATAGTGATGGGTTTTCACTAGGAGTAGGAAACGGCAACTCTAACGGAGTGGGAGAATCCTACGCCTCTTGGACATTCCGCAAAGCCCCACGATTCTTTGATGTGGTTACTTATACTGGTGATGGTGTTACTGGTAGAGAGATAGCACATGACTTGGGTTGTGATGTTGGGATGCTGATTGTTAAGAGAACGGATATAGCAGATGATTGGGATGTCTTACATAAAGATGTTGAGGTATTAAGGCTTAACACAACTGACGCAGTATTAGCAGGATATGCGCCGATACGTTTCGGTGATGGCTCAAACCTGATAAGACCAACAAGTAGTGTGTTTACGGTAGGCTCTTCTGGAGAGACTAATGGCTCAGGAGGAACATACGTAGCCTACCTATTCGCCCACGATCCAGAGGGTGAAAATGGGGATGATGGGATGATTGCTTGTGGGAGTTATAACGGAGCTTTTACTTACCAAGAAATAGACTTAGGTTGGGAAGCACAATATGTAATGATTAAACGTACAGATTCCGCACAAGATTGGATGGTGTTTGATAGTATGCGTGGGATGACTGCTAATACCACTGGTGGTGACGTTCCAGGAGGTAATGATAATAGGCTGAGGCCAAATGACTCAGCACTGGAAGAGTCAGACACTTACGGTATTGATCCGCATGCTTCTGGCTTTAGTGTTAGAGGTAGTAATATATCAGTGTCAGGCTCAACCTACATCTACATGGCTATCCGCAGACCCATGAAGACTCCAGAGGTGGGGACTGAGGTTTTTGCTATTGATACTAGGCTTGCTACTGAACCTAGTTTTATTGCTGGCTTTCCTTTGGATTTATCTATTAGTACAATCACAAGTGGGGGTGTTAATCGGTTAGTTAATAGTAGAATAACAGGGATTACAACCTTAAAAACTAATTCAACAGTGGCAGAGGGATCTGAGACTGGGTCAACATTTGATTATATGGATGGATGGAATAGTAATACTGGACTTAACACCTCTCTTTACTCTTGGATGTGGAAACGTGCCACCGGCTTCTTCGATGTGGTGGCGTATACTGGTGATGGTACAAATCCTGCTACTATTAGTCACGGTCTCGGTGTTGAACCAGAGTTGATTATCTATAAAAACAGAAGTGCCGCACAAGACTGGTTTGTGTCATGGGGGCATCTAGGTCTAAAACTCAACTCCAACGCTTCCCATCTCTTTGCTGGAACTCCAATGACTGTAGGGAGATGGGGAATAAAGGCATACGCCAGTATCTATTCTGGCGCATGGACAACAAACACAACTGGCGATAACTATATCGCCTACCTCTTCGCAACCCTAGATGGCATCAGTAAAGTCGGATCTTACACAGGTAACGGCACTAACCAAACCATAGATTGTGGATTCTCAACTGGTGCTAGATTCATCCTAATCAAACGGACTGACTCAACAGGTGACTGGTTCACTTGGGATACTGAGCGTGGAATCGTGGCAGGTAATGACCCACATCTATCATTGAACACAACAGCAGCAGAAGTAACAACCGATGACTCTGTAGACCCTGATAGTTCAGGTTTTATAGTGAATCAAGTAGCAGCAACTAATATCAATGTATCCGCTGGCGAATACATTTTTTACTCAATCGCATAGGACAATCAACTATGAAATACAGAAATAAAACTAGTGGCTTAGTTAGCACTCAAGGTGAGATCCGCCGAGCTAATTCAAACTCTTCATTCCCTCGTGTATGGGACTCAGCAGTCTGTGAGAGCCTAGACATTGACCCAGTACTTGAAGCACCTAAACCAGAGGTTACTAATCTACAACAAGTAGTAGCTGATGGTGTAGAACTTGATGCTTTAGGTAACTGGGTAAACAAGTGGCTCATCATTGATAAGTTTACTACTTATACTGATGATGCTGATGTAACCCATACCCAATTGGAACAAGAAACTGCTTACTTACAATCTCTCGAAGATATTGCTACTGAAGCACTAAGAGCAGAACGTAACAAGTTACTGGCGGCTACAGACTTCTATGCCTTGACTGATGTAACTATGAGTCCAGAAATGACTACTTACCGCCAAGCACTGAGAGATTTACCGGCTAATACGGTAGATGTATTTAATCCTGTTTATCCTGAGTTATTAATCGTCTCGTAGTTTAGTAAAGGAGGTGTAAAATCCTCCTTTTTTCTTTAAAATAGTCATTTATATAATGGTTTCTGCTTATGAATTGAAACTGAATCAAATTAAAATTATTATAAATAATATCACATAATAACACTTCGTGGATAGGGAAACGAAATGGCAATAAGTAAGGATTTTATAGTAAAGAGTGGGCTAGTAGTAACTAGTCCTTTAGGCGTGTCATCAACACCTATTACAACAGATGAATCTGGTAAGGTGGTATTACCTAATGCAATAATATTAGAGGATGGTTCAGACATCCCTAAAGCCAATTTAGTAATCACCCCAGAATCTTTAGCAATACAAGTTGATGCTGTTATGGCTGGTGATGATATGCCTTGGGTTTGGACTTGGGAAAACTCTTCTCTACCATTTGCAAGAACTCCTATCACAAATAGTTTTCAGTTATCAGTCCCTTTATATGAGGACGGAAATTATACTATTAGTAACTTTACTAATACGATTCATGGTATGTTGGATCAAACCCACGGAGCTTCACTAAAATGGGTTGATGGTGCTGGATTTGATAATGAAATATCTTGGGCAAGTACCAAATCAGTTGTATCAGAAAGTCACCCAGATATTAATGGTGGCGTTGCCATTGATGTTCAAAAGATAACGATTAATTTACCCACAAATATCACCCCACCAGTTCTAACTGCTCCTAGTGGTATTGGTTATATGGTTTCACATGCAACAGCTGGTTCTTATACATTCGGTGCTAGTAATGTTGGTGGAGGCGATTTAACATCGGTTGTTGAAGGTGATAATCCAAATATTGGTCCAATGTATAGAGGATCAACGTATACCTTTACCCTTGATGCATCACTTGCGGGTCATCCATTTTACCTAAGTACAGACAACGGAGCAAATTATGTTTCTGGTTCGTATGTTGGTGAATATACAACAGGAGTTACTGGTTCAAGGAATGATGGGTCAACAGGTAAAACGACATTATCCTTTGCTGTTCCTGCTGATGCACCTGATAACCTTTATTATCAATGTGGCAATCATAGTTCAATGCGTGGTGTTATTACCATTAAAGACTTAGCGGTTGAGGTTAATGACGCTGGTAACTTTGTTGTTTATTTCCAACATACCCATGAGGGCATGAAAACCCCTATTGAGTTAAGACCTCTTCCTACTCTTGTTAATCAGATGTGTCTTGTTTATGATGCATCAAATAACCAGTTTGTGCCACAAGATTTGGCAACCTATGTAGAAAATACACCATCATTCAAAAACAAGATTAAAGAAGTTGCTGGTACTGCAACACTTGTTGCTGCTGACGGAACTTCACTTGTTGCCTCTATTAAACTTTATGAAGATGCTTCGTACCTACCTTATGTGAGTAACAAAGGTGGTGACTTAGCTTATGCTAAAGATACTAAATACATTTATATTTGGGATGTGATCACAAGCGGTTGGGAAGTAACTGGTACCAACGTTGCTAGTGTAACTGGACTTCAAGGTTTACTTGATGGTTATGCACCACAAACAACAACATATACAAAGACTGAAGTTGATACTAAACTAGATTTAAAATTAAACATTTCATCTAACTATTCTGATTATAGATTAAAAGAAAATGTTGTTCCTTTGTCAGATCCAATTGATAGATTAGTAGCACTAAATCCTTCTAGGTTTAATTTTATATCTGATCCTGAAATTGTTATTGATGGTTTCTTGGCACATGAAGCACAAGAGATTGTTCCCGAAAGTGTTATTGGTACTAAGGATGCTACACGAACTGAAGTTTATGAAATATCTCCTGGTGTTAATGCTGAACGACAAGTTCCAGTTTATCAAGTAATCGATCTTGCTAAAATTGTTCCTCTACTAGTTGCATCTGTGCAAGAACAACAAAAGGAAATTGATACACTAAAAACTTTAGTCCAATCATTGTTATAAATAATAGTGTAAATAAGGAAGAATTTAATGAGTGTAATTAACGCTAGAATATCACCCGACAGTAAAAACATTAAAACACAATCTATAATAATAGGCGCCTCTAATAAACTTACAGAATTAAGTGATATAGATTCTTCTCAAATAGAACAAGGGTCATTGTTAATTTATGATGCAACCCTTGAAATATGGAAAGCAAAATCTACATTAGACGATGGAACTTATATAGAGTGCGGTCATTATTAAAATTACATTTTAAAAACAGGAAATAATAAGTATGTCAACAATTATTCGTATAAAACGTACAACAACTGCTGGAGATCCTTCTGTTTTAGGTGATGGCGTTTTAGCATACTCAGCAGCTGATTATGGAAATGTAGCGGGTGGTGGCAGATTATTTATTGGTGTCGGTGCTGAAACTGCTGGAGATGCTGCTTCTCATCTTGTTATTGGTGGACAATACTTTACAGATAAATTAGATCATGCACCTGGTACTCTAACTGCATCTTCTGCCATTATTACTAATACAGATAATAAAATTGATATTCTTAATGTCGATAATATTACTCTAAATGGTAATACTATATCAACTACTAATGCCAATGGAAATCTATCATTCACTCCTAGTGGTAAATCAATATTCTCTACTAATGTTGAACTTACTTCTGATTTATTAGTTACCGGTAATCTAACCGTTAATGGTACCACAACGACTATTAATACAACAGAACTTGTTGTTGCTGATCCTATTCTGTATATCGCGGAAGGAAATAATGTAACAAACTCTGTCGATATTGGTTTCATGGGTGGTTATAATAGTGGCACTTATGCACATACTGGTTTATTAAGAAATCATGCTGATAATGAATGGTATCTGTTTAATAACTATAGTTCTGAACCAACTGATAATACTATTAACTTTACGGGTATTAATCTTGCTTCTTTAAATGCTAATGTTATTGGTGGATTAACTGGTAATGCTTCTACAGCAACTACACTTGAAACAGCAAGAACAATATCATTATCTGGTGATGTTCAAGGTTCAGTTTCATTTAATGGTTCATCTAATGTTTCTATCAACGCAAATATTAATACTGCTTCAACTTCTGTTTTAGGTGTTGCTTCATTTAATGCTAATAACTTTGATGTCACTGCTGGTGCAGTTTCTATTACTGTAGTGGATGGCGGAACTTACTAGTATAAATATATAAAAAGAGGGGATTTTTATTCCCTCTATTATTAACACTATTATTTGTGAGTCATTTTTATGTCTAAACTGTTATTAAAAAAATCTTCTATATCCGGAAAAGTTCCACTAAATGCGGATCTGGATTATGGTGAATTAGCATTAAACTATGCTGATAATAAATTATACTTCAAAGATTCATCCAACGCAATAACATCTATCGGTAGTGGTGGTTTATTTGAAACTATAGTATATAATACCACCACTACTAATACCAATCAAATAATAGATTCTTTTGATATAACAGAATACTCTAGTGTTAAGTTTTTAATACAAGTTAAATCTGGTACTGATATTCATTGTACAGAAGTATTTCTTATGCATAATGGCACTAATGTGTTTTTATCAGAATATGCTACAATGTATTCTACAGTATCATTAGGTATTCTCGATGCCGATATATTAACGGGTACTTGTAGAATATTATTCTCTCCTACTAATGCTATTAATAATATAACTATTAAACGTATCGGTTCTTGAACTATATAAATACTATAAAATATATCGGAGTTAATTAATTATGGCAGTTTATGCAAACCTTATAGTAGATCAAGGATCAGATTTTTCATCAACAATATTCGTAACTGATAATGTCGGTGATATCCTAGACCTTACAAATTATACATCTAGTGCTCAAATTCGTAAATCCCATTCATCATCAACAGCAGTGGATTTTATAACATCTATACTGAATCCTACTGATGGGCAAGTGCAAATTAAATTGACCAATGATCAATCACTAGCAATGAAAGCTGGTAGATATGTTTATGATGTTGAAATTGTTAGTGATATTGGTGTTGTTACAAGAGTCGTTGAAGGTCAATTAGAAGTAACTCCTACCGTAACAAGATAATATATATCGGAATATAAAATTATGGCAAATCCAACATCAAGACCAACTCTTATAGATTATTGTCTACGTAGACTTGGAAGCCCAGTAATCGAAATAAATGTAGATGAAGACCAAGTAGAAGATAGAATAGATGATGCTCTTCAGTTCTATCAAGAGTACCATTCTGATGCTACCATGAGGATTTATCTTAAACACCAAATTACAGCAGATGATATTGCAAATAAATATCTTACTCTAAATGATAATATCCTTTATGTGAAAAGAATATTCTCTAATGCTGAAGGATTAGATAGTGCTAATGATATGTTCTCAATTAAATATCAAATGCACCTAAATGATTTCCAAGACCTGTCCTTTATTGGTGATCTTGTGAATTATGAAATGACTCAACAATATCTTTCTTTGATTGATATGAAAATTAATGGTGTAGGTGAAGCAATTAGATTTAATAGAAATATGAATCAACTTCATCTAGATCTTGATTGGTCAACAGAGATTTATGAAGGTAAATATGTTATAGTTGAATGTATGAGAATTGTGGATCCCGCTACTTATCCTGATGTTTACAATGATATGTTTCTTAAACAATATGCTACTGCTTTATTGAAACAACAATGGGGATCAAATCTTATCAAGTTTGAAGGTATGCAACTTCCTGGTGGTGTTAGTATTAATGGTAGACAACTCTTTGATGATGCTACAACAGAATTGGTTGCTATAAGAGAACAAATGCAACTCAATTATGAGATGCCAGCCGACTTCTATACAGGTTAATCAGTATGGCAACTAATGTATATTTCTCTGGTAAAGTGGCATCCGAACAAAATCTTTATTCTGATTTGATTATCGAATCTGTTAAGATGTACGGTCAAGATGTTTATTATCTTCCAAGAGAAATGGTATCGGTTGATAATATCCTTAATGAAGATATTGAATCCAATTATGATACCGCATATACTATTGAAATGTATATTGAAGGTGCTGATGGATTCGCGGGTGAAGGTGATATTCTTCAAAAGTTTGGTATTGAACTAAGAGATCAAGCAACCTTTATTGTTTCTAAAAGAAGATGGGAACAACTTGTTGGTGTTAATAATAACGGTATAAATTCATCTCGACCTGCTGAAGGTGATTTGGTTTATTTACCTTTATCTAAATCACTATTCGAAGTTAGATTCGTTGAACATGAATCCCCTTTCTATCAATTACAAGATCTACCAGTTTATAAAATTCAATGTGAATTATTTGAATATTCAGGTGAATCTATTAATACTGGTATAGATAACATTGATGATATTAATGTTAGTATTGCTGCTCAATTAACTTTAATTATTAATAATACTAATGCTATAGATTTTATTATTAACGAAAATGTCCAACAAGAAATTACTTTAGGTTCTGGTGAATATGTCACTGGTAGAGTAGTCACAAAAGAAATTGTTGATGTTGATAATACTAAAATTACTTTAACTGATTGGGCAACTACCGATGGTTTATATCATAACTTTAATAACACAACACCTCTTACAGGATTAACTTCTGGTGCTATTTGGGATGTTGTTGAAGTATATGATATCAATTCTGTTGTATCAAAAAATGCTTTTAGTGATGAACCTTATGCCGATAATCAAGTATTTGAACAAGCAGGAGATTCTATTATAGACTTCTCAGAAACTAATCCATTTGGTGACATATAATGTTGAATAATCATTTTTATCATGCCTCAATTAGAAGAACAATTGCCGCTTTTGGTTCATTATTTAATGATATAAAAGTTATAAGAAAGGATTCTGCTGGAGAAGTAAAACAAATTACAAGAGTACCTTTAGCATATGGACCAAGACAGAAGTTCCTTGCTAGATTAGAAGAACAAAGCAACTTGAATGATCCTAAAGTTGCTATTAAATTACCTCGTATGTCTTTTGAAATTACTTCTTTGACATACGATAATACTTCTAAACTTAATAAAATGAACAGGATGTCTAAACCTATTATTGGTGATCCTGATAATAAAAGTGTAGTATATACTAGTGCTCCTTATAGAATGGGTATTCAATTATCCATTATGGCAAAGAACCAAGATGATGCTCTTCAAGTAATAGAACAGATAATGCCATATTTTCAACCAGAATATACTATCACTATTAATGAAGTTCCTGAGTTGGGTATTAAAGGGGATGTTCCTATTGTATTAACTGGTGTGACTTTATCAGATGATTATACTGGTGACTTTATGACTCGTAGAGCAATTGTATATTCTTTAGACTTTGATCTAAGAGTAAGATTCTATGGTCCAGTTTCTACTCATGCTATTATTAAAACTGCTGCTATTGATTTTATTGATGGTGATACATTTGGGTTCTTAGAAGAAATCACTGTTGATGGTACTGTCGATCCTATAGTAATAGGTATTGATAATATTAATAATAATGTTAAAGATTAATAGTATCCCAATCTTTCCCAGTGACATATCTATTATACTACATTTTATAACAAATGTCAACCCACTAGGAACTAAATTATGAAAACTGAAATAGATGCAGATTATGAGTATGCAAGATCTAAATACTACGACATGATCACCAAGAATGATGAAGCAATTGATATGATGATGGAACTGGCAAGAGAACAAGAAGCACCACGTACCTTTGAAGTTCTATCTAATATGATCAAACAAAACTCTGAGATTGCCGATAGATTAATGGAACTACAAAAGAAGAAAATAGAAGTCATTAAATCTGGTGAACTTGAAACCCCAGCACAATTAACTCAAAATAATGTTTATATTGGATCTACAACAGATCTACAGAGATTGTTATTAGAGAATGTGAAAGATGTGACTCCAAATGAAATCGATTCAGAAAGTTGAAACAAAGGGGTATCTTGGTAATCCCCTTGTCAAAAAAGATGGTATAAATCAGAACTGGACTCAAGAAGAGATTGATGAATACTCAAAGTGTATGAATGATCCTGCATACTTTGCTAGAACTTATCTAAAAGTTATTCATCTTGATAGAGGTTTAGTTCCATTCGATCTATACGATTATCAAGAAAATATGTTCGATCACTTCAATAATAATAGATTCTCTATTGTTCTTGCTTGTAGACAATCTGGTAAATGTCAAACTTTTAATTCTTATATATATATTAGGAACAAGAAAACTAATATAGAAGAACGTATAAGCATTGGAGATTTTCATGAAAGAATTAAAAGAAATATGTAACAGAATAATTAAAGAATCTAACAACAAAGGTAGATCTAAACATGTGTTATATAAAGATAACATAGAAAATATCATATCCACGCATGATATGATATTTGAGAATATGAAGAATAAACCTATAGGTCAAAAGATCTCAAGATTATATAATGAATTGGAAAGACCTGATATTGGTGGTGTTACTTGTAGAATATGTAATATATATTACAGAGATGATATAAGACAACATATAATAAATTCCCATAATGTTACTATAAGTGAATATAAGGATAGATATGATTCTGCTGCTATATTGTCTGATAAAGTATTAACTAAATATTCTGATAGAATGTTAGGTAGTAAGAATCCAGCATTTCAGCATGGAGGGAGATTAAGTCCATTTTCAAATAAGTTTGTGAAATATCAAGATGGTTCTGTTGATTATTCAATTGAAGATGTTGTTAAAAAGAAGATGCAAAGTGTTAAAGATAATCCACAAAATCAACACACAAATATTGAATTTTATTTAGCACAAGGTTTATCAATAGATGATGCTAAGGCAGCACTATCAGAAAGGCAATCGACATTCTCACTAAAATCGTGTATTGAAAAATATGGAGAAGAAGCGGGAAAATTAAGATGGCAACAAAGACAAGATGTGTGGCAAGAAACCCTTAAAGATAAGACACCTGAAGAAATTGATATTATTAATCAAAAGAAAGGTACAGGAAGAATGAACCAATTGTTTAACAGGAAACCTGAGATGAAAAATATACCAGGTATATTATATCTTATTAAATTTTATAATGAAGATATAGTATTTTGGAAGGTTGGTATAACATCACGTACAATAAAAGAACGTTTTGGTTCAATGAATAAATATAATCTTAATATGGATATTATTACTGAAAATAAAAATATGACATTCTATGAGTGTTTTAAAGCAGAACAATCTATATTAAATTTGCATAAAGATATAAGAATTAACGTGAACTATAATGGATTTAAAACCACAGAGGCATTTGATGAACCAATTACTATCTGATAAAACTGAAAGAAAGTTTATTGAAGAATTTGATGTGAGTGATTATGAAATTCTTACAGAGGATGGATATAAGGATATAACATCTAGTAAGAAAACTATTGAATATGATGTGTGGAAATTGGTTACAGAAAATGGACATTTCTTAGAGTGTGCGGATACACACATCGTTATAGATTCATTTGGTAATGAAGTTTATGCCAAAGATTCTCTAGGGGTTATGATACAAACTATTGAGGGTAATAGTATAGTATCTTCAGTGGTTAAACCAGATTATCTTAAAGAACATATGTATGATCTGTCAATAGATTCGGATAATCATACATTTTATTCTAATGGTATATTAAGTCATAATAGTATATCATCTGTTGCATATCTGCTATGGTATGCTATATTCAATCCAGAAAAAGTGATCGCAATACTAGCAAACAAAGGTGCCACTGCTCGTGAAATGTTGTCACGTGTCACCCTAATGTTAGAAAACTTACCATTCTTCTTACAACCAGGATGTAAAACCCTAAATAAAGGTTCAATAGAATTCTCTAATAACTCTAAGATTGTTGCTGCCGCAACTTCTGGCTCTTCTATTCGTGGTTTATCTGTATCATTATTGTTCTTGGATGAGTTTGCTTTCATTGAGAATGATGCTACATTTTATACATCAACTTATCCTGTTGTATCTTCTGGTACATCTACAAGAATTATTATCACCTCAACCGCTAATGGTATTGGTAATGTATTCTATAAGTTATGGGAAGGTGCTAATCAAAAGACTAACGACTTTAAACCATTCAGGGTAGATTGGCAAGATGTTCCTGGACGTGATGAAGAATGGAAAAGACAAACTATTGCTAACACTTCTGAATTGCAATTTACCCAAGAATTTGGTAACTCATTTATTGGTGGTTCTGATACACTGGTAACACCAGAATGTTTATTAACACTTAATGCGATTGATCCAATAAAGGAAACTTATAATCTAAGAGTTTATAAAGATCCAGAACATGGTCATGAGTATATGATGTTCGTTGATATTGCTAAAGGTCGTGGTCAAGATTATTCTACATTTAATATTATTGATATAACATCATCACCTTTTGAACAAGTTTGTGTTTTCCAAGATAATAATATATCTCCTTTATTATATCCTGATGTATTATATAAATATGCTATGTTATATAATGAGGCATATATAATAGTAGAATCAAATGATCAAGGTTCTATTGTTTGTAATGGATTATATTATGAACTAGAATATGAAAATGTTTATGTTGAATCGATAATTAAAAGCAATTCTATTGGTGTTACAATGACCAAGAAGATCAAAAGAATTGGTACATCTAATATGAAAGATATTATTGAGCAGAATAAATTAAAGATAAATGATGCTAATACAATTATTGAGTTATCTACTTTTATATCACGAGGTTCTTCTTTTGAGGCATCACGAGGAAACCATGATGATTTAGTAATGAACCTTGTTCTGTTTGCTTGGTTCACTTCCACACCATTCTTTGGTGAAATGACTGATATAAATATTAAGAATTTATTATATTCAGAGAAAGTAAGAGCAATGGAAGATGATATTGTTCCTGTAGGCATTTTTGATGATGGTAGAGAAGATGCTTTTACAGTAGAAGATGGGGTACAATGGGAAACTATAAATACTGGTATGTTCTAAATATTAAATAGTATAAATAGTATTGAATGAGTAATAATCTTATTATGATTCTTATTACATTATAATCATTTTTTATAATCTTTTTGGAGAGGAAACAAATATGGGCTTTCAAGTTTCACCTGGCGTTCAGGTAAAAGAAATAGACCTAACAAATGTTGTTCCCGCGATATCTACCTCTATTGGTGGTTTTGCTGGTGCATTCAATTGGGGTCCCGTAAACGAAATTCGGATGGTAGGTTCAGAATCAGAACTTGCCTCAACCTTCGGTATACCCGATGATAATACAGCACCTTACTTCTTATCAGCAGCTGCTTTCCTGCAATATGGAAGAGCTCTTAAAGTTGTTCGTACCGCTACTACTAATTTAAACGCGACAAGTTCTGGTGTTGGTCAGTTAATCATGAATCGTGATGATTATGAGGAAGCGACTGTAACAGATTCTTGGGTTGCGAAATATCCAGGCATATTAGGAAACTCTTTAAAAGTTTCTATTTGTCCTGCTGATACTACTGTATTTGCTAGTTGGGCATATGCAGACAACTTTGATTCTGCACCAAGTACTTCAACTTATGCTGCTGCACATTCTTCTAGTAATGATGAAATGCATATAGCAATAATCGATGAAGATGGTTCTTGGACAGGTCTTGCTGGTTCTGTTCTAGAAACATTTCCATTTGTATCTCAAGCATCTGATGCTAAAGCAAGTGATGGAACTTCTAGTTACTACAAAGATGTATTAAACGGAAACTCTAATTATGTTTGGTTTGGTGATCATGACGCTACATTAGTAAATGCTGGTGGTCTTACTTCTGCTGTTGCAGATTTTAATGCTACTGTTATTGCTGCTGAAGTTTCTGATTCGTTTTCTGGTGGTACTGATGATAATTTACCTACACTTGGTGAACTTCAAACTGGATTTGATTTTTTCTCTGATGCAGATACTGTTGATGTAAATTTAATATTCTCTGTTCCTGGTGTTGATGGTGGTGAAGATGTTACATTTGCTAATTACCTTATTGCATTAGCAGAAGCACGTAAAGATGTTGTAGCATTCATTTCTCCTCCTATTCAAGATACTGTTGGTACTTCTACTCCTGCAACTGATGTAAAAACATTTGCTGATCAGGTAAGTTCAAGTTCTTATGCTGTTATAGATTCAACCGCATTAAAAGTATACGATAAATATAATGATGTATACCGTTGGATTCCTGCTGCTGGTGTTATGGCTGGTTTATGTGCTAACACAGATACAGTTGCAGATCCTTGGTTCTCTCCTGCTGGTTATACACGTGGTCAAGTATTAGGTGTCACTAAAATTGCTTTTAACCCTAAGCAAGCAGATCGTGATACACTTCACAAAGCAAGAATCAATCCAATTGTTTCTTTTCCTGGTCAAGGTACACTTCTTTATGGTGATAAAACTGCTCAAGCAAAACCATCTGCTTTTGATCGTATTAATGTCCGTAGATTGTTCATCGTTTTAGAAAAAGCAATTGCTACCGCAGCTAAATATCAATTGTTTGAACTGAATGACGAATTTACAAGAGCAATGTTCCGTAACATGGTTGAACCATTCTTACGTGACGTAAAGGGTCGTAGGGGTATTACTGACTTCGCAGTTATCTGTGATGAAACTAATAATACCGGAGAAATTATAGGATCTAATCAGTTTGTTGCTGATATCTATATTAAACCTGCTCGTTCAATCAACTTCATTACTTTGAATTTTATCGCCACTCGTACTGGTGTTCAATTCGCAGAAATTATCGGTCAAAAATAAGGGGATCTTAAATGGCAATTTTAGGCGTAGATGACTTTAAGTCAAAATTATTCGGTGGTGGTGCAAGATCAAACCTTTTCAAAGTTGAAATGGGTTGGCCAGCAGTAGCACTTGCGGGTTCTGGGGAATCTGAACTTGCGGGGTTTTTAATCAAAGCAGCAAGTTTACCTTCTTCAGTTATTGCACCAATTGAAGTACCATTTCGTGGTAGAAAGTTACAAATTGCGGGAGATCGTACATTTGAACCTTGGATTATCACTGTAATCAATGATTCTAACTTTGCACTAAGAAATGTATTTGAAAAATGGATGGATGGTATTAATGCACATTCTGCTAATACTGGTGTAACCAATACTTCAGATTATTTTGCGGATGCAAGTATCTATCAATTAGATAAGAGTGGTGAGCAACTAAAAGGTTATGTTTTTAGAGGTCTTTGGCCTAGTAACTTATCAGCAATTGATGTAAGTTATGAAACTGAGGGTATCCAAGAATTCACCGTTGAACTTCAAGTTCAATATTGGGAATCTGATACAACTAACTAGAAAATTATTATATAAATATAAGTGAATGGAGGGGTAAGAAATTATCCCTCCCCTTTATAACTTAGGAAAAATACTATGGCATCATTATTTGGATTTGAATTTAAAAGAAAGTCCCAAGATAAAGAAGACGATAAAAAACAATCGTTTGTTGCTCCAATGGAAGATGATGGTTCCAGTTATGTATCTGCTGGTGGTCATTATGGACAGTATGTAGATATTGGTGGTACTGACGGTGATAAGAATGAAGCAGATAATGTTAGACGATATAGAGATATAGCACAACATCCAGAATGTGATGCTGCTATTGAAGATATTATCAACGAAGCAATTGTTTCAGATTCTAATTCGGCACCTGTTGAAATTATTATGGATGACTTAGATCAACCTGATAATATCAAAAAGACTATCAAAGAAGAGTTTGAGAATGTTGTAAGGTTATTACAATTTAATCATTATGGTCATGAGATTTTTCGTAAATGGTATGTTGATGGTAGATTGTTCTATCATATCATTATTGATGAAAAAACTCCAAAGAAAGGTATATTGGAATTAAGACCAATTGATCCTACACGAATTCGTAAAGTAAAAGAGATTGATAAAGTCAAAGATCCTGTAACAGGGGCAGAACTTATCAAATCAGTTGATGAATATTACATTTATCAAGATACAAGTTTAAATAAATCTAATCAAGGTTTAAAGATTTCATCTGATGCAGTTCAATATACTACTTCTGGTTTACTAGAAGGTAATAAGAAAACTGTATTAAGTTATTTACATAAAGCAATTAAACCCGTAAATCAATTACGGATGATGGAAGATTCTCTTGTAATTTATAGATTATCAAGAGCACCAGAAAGACGTATATTTTATATTGATGTTGGTAACTTGCCAAAAGGTAAAGCAGAAGAATATCTGAAAGGTATTATGAACCAGTATAGAAATAAATTGGTGTATGATGCTTCTACTGGTGAGATTAAAGATGATCGCAAGAATATGTCTATGCTGGAAGATTTTTGGTTACCGCGTAGAGAAGGTGGTCGTGGTACTGAAATTACTACACTTCCTGGTGGCGAAAACCTTGGACAAATTGATGATATACTATACTTCCAAAAGAAACTATATAAATCATTGAATGTACCAGTAGATAGATTAGAATCAGAAAATGGTTTTAGTTTAGGTAGATCAACTGAAATTTCAAGGGATGAAGTTAAGTTTCAGAAGTTTATTAATAGATTACGCAAGAAGTTTTCTTGGTTATTACTTGATTTACTGAAAACCCAATTATTACTTAAGGGTATTATTACTGAGAGTGATTGGTATGATTTCAGAGAGAATATTGTTGTTGATTATATTAAAGACTCTTATTTCTCAGAACTTAAAGAAAATGAGATCATAAGAGAACGAGTTGGATTATTAACCGAACTTGATCAATATGTTGGTGATTATTATTCTAAAGATTGGATTCGTAAAAACGTTTTAATGTTATCAGAAGATGATATTAAACAAATGTCTGATGAAATCGATGAAGAAAGAAAATCGGGTGATATTCCAGATGAAGATGACATATAATATCTTGAAATATTAAATGTTATAAATATAATAATATAGGAATAAACATGAATAATATAAAAGATTTAATAGATAATATATCAGTGGGTGATAATACAAAGACTGTTGATATGTTTAATAGTACAATGAAATCCAGAATTATGGATGCCATTGAAACTCGTAAAGTTGAACTTGGCAATTCAGTATACAACAGAGAACCTGACAATGAAGACATTTAAAGAACTAAGAGAGTTTGTTGATATTCAAGAATCTGTTAAAAGTTATACTGTAGGCAAACATAAAATAACTATTGATAAGAACGGATCTAAATTCTCTGCTAGTATTGATGGGGAATTATTAGATTCAAGTTTTAAATCAGAAAAGGATGCTGTAACTTCAGTATCTGAGTTTATTGATTTAATGAAACTTTAAAGGAAATAAAATGTATCTTATTACAGAACATCTTGAATCTAATTTAGACTATATAACCGAAGAAAAGAACGGTAAGAAGAGTGTTGTCATTGAAGGTATCTTCATGCAAGCAGAATCTAAAAACCGTAACGGTAGAGTTTATCCGCGTCCAGTCATGGAAAGAGCAGTAGATAAATATGTTACAGAACAAGTTGTAAAAGGTCGTGCGGTTGGTGAGTTAAATCATCCGGATGGTCCATCTATTAATTTAGATAAAGTTTCACACAGGATTACCGAACTTAATTGGGATGGTAATAATGTTAATGGAAAAGCACTTATATTAGATACTCCTATGGGTCAGATCGTAAAGGGTTTGGTTGAAGGTGGTGTCCAACTAGGTGTTTCAAGTCGTGGTATGGGAAGTCTTGTTACTAGAAATGGTGTGAATATGGTTGGAGATGATTTTCATCTTTCAACTATTGACATTGTTCAAGATCCGTCAGCACCAGAAGCCTTTGTTAATGGGATTATGGAAGGTGTCGATTGGATTTGGGATAATGGTATACTAAAGCAACAAGATATTGAAAAATATGGGACTGAAATCAAGAAAGCATCTAAAAAACATCTAGCGGAAGCACAGATGTTGGTGTGGAAAGATTTCCTCTCAAAACTTTAACTCTAGATTATTAAAGGAATCTATTATGTCTGAGAAGACCAAAAACGAAGAGTTGGATCTTATTGAAGATATTACTGAAGTAGAACTCCAAGATGAAATCCTTGTTGAAACCGTTGAAGTTACGACAGAGGAAATCGTTGAGGAAGTTGCTGTAGAAAAACCTGCTACTAAAGCAGGGTTATTAGCATCTATCTACGAAGAAATGTCTAAATTGGATAAAACCAAATTAGCAAAAGCCTATGAATCTATTCTTGGCGAAAAAGTCGAAATCGATGACGAAGATGAAGAATCTGATGAGGAAGAATCAAAAGAATCTGATGAGGAAGACGAAGACGATGAAAAAGTAGTTGTAGAGAAAAAGAAAAAGGGTAAAGTTAAAGAATCTTATGATTTTAAAGACGACCTTGACGCTTTAGTAATTGCAGATTCTACTCTTTCTGAAGAGTTCCAAGAGAAAGCTGGAACAATCTTTGAAACTGCTGTTAAGTCTAAAATCACTTCAGAGATCGAAAGATTAGAAGAAGAGTATGCTGTTCAACTTCAAGAAGAAAGTGAAGTTATCAAAGAAGGACTTGTAGAAAAAGTAGATGGTTACTTGAACTATGTAGTCGAATCTTGGATGGAAGATAACAAACTTGCAATTGAAGCTGGTATCAGAACTGAAATTTCTGAATCATTTATGCAATCATTGAAAGGTTTATTTACAGAACATTATATTGATGTTCCTGAATCTAAAGTCGATCTGGTTGATGATTTAGTTGAAGAAGTAACTTCTTTAGAAGAGCAAGTTAATAATATGGTTGGCGATAACATTAAATTGACAGAATCTGTTCAATTGTTAAAACGCGAAATGATTATTGATGAAGCTGCTAAAGATCTAGCAGGTACTCAATCAGAGAAATTAAAAGGTCTTGTAGAAGATCTTGAGTTCGAAGACGAGAAAACTTTTATTAAGAAAGTTTTTACTGTCAAAGAATCTTATTTTTCTGACAAACTAAGCGATTTCGATGTTGAAAAAGCTGAAATGGAAAATGGAAGTCTTGCTGAATCAGTACAACTATCATCTTCAATGGAAAAGTACTCTTCAGTACTTTCTAAAACACTTAAATAACAACAAACCCTAGGAGATTCAAAAATGTTTAATTCAGAAACCGCACAAGGTAAATGGCAGCCAATTTTAGAACACGCTGCAATTCCTGAAATTACAGATACATACCGTAAATCGGTAACTGCTGTATTATTAGAAAACCAAGAAAAAGCAATGACAGAAGAACGTTCTGCAATGG